CCTTGCCATGTCGAGAGCGTCTGTGCCACCCACGCGCTACCGTTGTAAACAAGAAACTGCCCGGATGAAGCGGTAGACTGAAGCGGGATATATGCGGCATCAGAACTGCCGCTTGTGTCTACCCACACATTTGCGTTCGGGTCTGTCGGAGCTGTCGAGCCGATATAAACGTCATTGACCGTCACAGCGCCAGTCTGTCCGTTTACGCTCTGGACAGGAGCAGCAGAGGCCGCACCAGAGGCATTGACAAAACCACTGTCGTTGGTGAGGTCGGAGGTTTTGGTGGGGATAGTATAGGTATTAGGAAGATCGGGGAAATTAAGAGATTTTAATGGTACGTTTGCCATTGATTAACCTCCTTAAGCTTTAGCAATATAGACAAACTCGCACCGCACGGTTCGAGTCGTTGGGATTTGAGGAGCGGCGTAGCCGACTTGGAACACGCCAGAGGAAGATCCGATCATCACTTGCATTCCGTACATCGTGCCGCTTGCAATAGCCGCCACAATACCAGATCGAAAATCTGTTGCAGGAATGTATTCGTCAGCAACAGTGACAGTATCACTGGCCCATGCATTGGTATCAATTGCCGCAGTTGGCGTACTGCCATAGCACGTTGCAACAACTATGCGTCCATAGCGTCTGAATCGGAAAGCCAAACCGTTGATGGTGTAAGTGGTCTGCGCAAATGTGGGTAGTGCGTTGCCAACATTAACGCCGTTGAGCGTCAGACTGTTGGTCATAACCACAGGGCCGTTAGCTGTGACATTGCCAGTCTTGTCCACGACAAACAAACCAGACTGAATGCCGTCAGTGCTTATGCTGACATTAGAGCCAAAGCCAAACGTGAAGTCAGCCGATGTGTCAGAGAAGACGCGCACGTTGCGGAATTTTGTTCCGCTTGTTACACGGAAGGAGAACGAAGACGCACCGCCGCATCTGGTGTTTACTGTTTGAACATAGTGTATCGTTCCGTCTGCCTCATACTGATATGCTGGCCCTGTCAGAACCCCGTCTGAATCCACAAATCCATAGGACGGGGAGTACCAACTCTCGGCAGACATATCGTGCAGTGCCGTAAACGCCGAAACCCTTCCAGCGGATTCAAACGTGATAAATAGATTGCCCGGAAAACTGGAAGCATCGCCGTTAATCATCAGCCCCGTAGATGTCTCAATCCAACCATCTACGATGGTCTGCCCAGAGAGCAGAGAATCGGGATCGTTGACATCGGGAATATTGATGCCGGGAGCGTAGGAGTTAAAGTCAATTCTTCCAACAGACATTTGCCCCGCATTGATCCAGTTGGCGTTGATGCCGTTGGCTTCCAACGAGTCAATCACAGCCTCATCAATCTCGGCATAGCCCACTTTCAGCCTGTCGATTTGCACGATGCTGTTGGCAAGGTTGCGCAGAGCCTTGGATGTGTTGGCTTCGTACTCATAGTCATATGACTCATTGCCAGTAGCCTCAAACACAGCCGCTTGTTGCGAGAAGTCTTGAGACATCAGCGGCATATAGAACGACACGCCTTGGATATCAGTGACGCGCACAACGTCTCCGGCCCGGAACAGATTCTCCATCGGGAAAAGCTCTACTCGCGCCGGACGGAACACAGGGATGGTCAGCATCTCGGTGTAGATATGCTGTGCCACACTCGTCATGGTGGCCTCGGTCGCGTTGGTCAACAGAATGTTGTTCGTAATGACCAGAGCGTTGCTTGCGCTACCGCCGCCCTCGGATTCCATCGTGACATTGCCGTTGCCATCATCCGTGTCATCAATGTTGCCAGACAAGGTAATGCCGCCAGTCCCATCGTCAACAGCGATAAGATTGTGGAGCGTTACCACACCGTTGTTCAGCGGGTCAGTGGCATAGGCCGCTTCAAACGTGGTCGGGTAGATGTATGCGGCGTTTTCAGTTCCCAAAGGACGGATCGCCACACAGCCGATGTTCGCTACACTGTAGTTCTGATACTGCAAGCCATTCTGCTTGTACGCCACAAGGCCAGAGCCAGAGGCCGGGGCGATTGCGTTGGCGTTGTCCAGAGCATACCAATCGAAGATGATTTGCTCTTGACTGTTGCAACGGATAAAGCGGCAAGCAATCTCAGCGGCATAGGACAGGACATCGCGGCAAGTGATGTTCTCGATGTAGAACGACTGAATCTGCGTGGATGCCATCGGGAAGTTGGTAGTAGCCAATGTCACACCCGCAACGCCGCAAGCCTCTGTGACAAGAGCGGCAAGCGTCATGGGGAAGTTCGCTTGGATTGCCAACAGCCTCGCGGAGAAGTCCACATTGAGCTTGTCCACTGCATCGAACGCCACGAATGAATAGGTGTTGCGAGAAGGGATTGATGGCTCGGCATAGAACGTGCCGATGTATGTCTCGTTGCCTTGCGCGTCTACTTGATAGTATCTAAGCGGTTCGCCAGAGGTGGGCGCGGATGATTGAGCGCCATAGACAACGACATCAATGTAGGCAGAGGACACACAGCCGGGGCGAAGATCCACAGTCGCGTTGACCGCTTCATGGAAAGCCGCCGCCTTGATGTTAAGAAGCTCTGTGTTGTCAGCCCGTAGAATCTTGCTTAACACTCAATCACCTCACATCTCGATAACGTGCATTTCAAAGTTGACATACACGCCCTCGTCATAGACATCACTGTAGGAGTAGAACTCATAGTTCGATTCGCCAACATAGGCGTTGATCGTTTGTACAGTTCCTTGGTCAAGGAACTTGAACGTGAACTCCTTGCCTTGCATGAGGCCCATGACATAGGCCAGTTCCGACTCAGAGATCGCGTTATATTTGATAAAGACCTTTCTGACATCACGCCGCACCCAGTCGATGTGCATGATGCCAGTTTCGTCTCTGCCCGTGCTTTCGCCCGTCACATTGCTGTGTTCGACTTTGCACGGGGTGGAGGGGATGTAGATATGACTGCTACCAACCATCCAGTTGCCAGCCGTGTCAAGCTTGTTAATTGTTAAGCTCATCCTCACCCCTCCGTTATGCCATTGCGTTCACGCCAGTAAGGCGCGTGTTAAGTCTGTTGCGGTTGACCATTTTGCTATAAAGCACACCGCCGTCCAGTTCGATATCGCCGCCCAGATCGGAGTCTGCAAGTGCGCGGCTAAATGCGCGATAAAGCATCTCCTCAGATTCCGTGCTGTCAGACGGCATCGGCGCGGATACGCCACCGCCATAGACATTGAAGTTAACACTGGACATCGCGCTCTTCACAGCCGCATACATCGTAGCCGCCATCTGAGAGCGGTTAAGAACCTCGGTGCGTCCACCAACATGGCCCACAACCTCCGGGCCAGCCTCCCCGGCAACGAAGAGCGAACCGTGTGCGCGGGTAGTGCCTTTGGCATACTTGGGAATAGAACTCCACGCGCCATGATTCAGAACGCCGCCAGTCTTAACTGCCGAAATGTAGCTTGTGACATTGCCCTTAACATTGATGACAGGAATGGAAGACAGGCCGTTTGCCCACGTTGTCATCTTTGCTTGCGAGTTCACGGACGGAGTACCCAAGTTGTTCAACCACTCCAAGAAGTTGGCTACGGCGGCAAACGTGGTGCTAAACCCAATCTCGCGCTTGGTTAGATTCGCCAGAGACGGGATAATCACGCGCCCATTTGCATCAAGCTTCGCCTCCGGGAAATCTCTCTGGAAGCGAACGAGGTCTGCCTTGGACGGAATGACAAGTCTGTTGTTGCTATCAACATTGGCAGACGGAAAGTCGCGTTGGAAGCGAACAAGATCGGCCCTTGAATTAATCATCAGTCGATTGCTACTGTCCAAGCTGGCTGACGGGAAGCTGTTGCGGAACTTCTGCAAGTTGGCAGAAGTCGGGAGAAGCAAGCGCCCGTTGCTGCCAAGGTACTGTGTCGGCATTCCGCTTGTACGGAATCCTTGGAAGTTCGCAGATGCCGGGACGAGAAGCCTACCATACTTGCCAGTTTTGTCTGATGGGAAATTGTTCTTAGCCTCGACAAGGCTGGCGGTTGATGCTACCGCGATGGGCTTGTTCTTGCTGTCATCTTCAAGCTTCTGCTTCGCCAAGTTGTAGTTCTTGTGTAGCTCTTCTTCCGACAGAGACGGGATCAGTTCAAAATCAATATGGTCAAGGCCAAGCTTTTGAGCCAAATCCGGGTGGTTGTCCACGAAGTTGTTGAATCCGTCAACAATCGGCTGAACAAGCGAGTTGACAGCAGTAATACCAGCTTGCTTAAACTGAGCGGGAAGGTCTTTCAACCACGCTCCAACCAACGCCCATGTGTCTGGGTTGGTAATGGCTTCCGCTACATCTGCGACAACTGTCCCGATACTCGCGGCAACAGCGCCAGCAACAGCACCAAGAAGATCCAGAACGCCAGTGACAAGACCGCTAATGTCCAGATTCTTAACAATATCAATAATGCCAGTAAAGACATCATCGACAACCGTGTACCAGTCAACCTCTTTAATCGCGTCCGCGATGCTACTCGCCAAATTCCCAAGGCTGTTGAACGCAGAGGTTAAGTCAAAGCCCTCAATCGCGTCAACCAGACCGCTCATAAGATTCTGAACAGTAGCGTTCCAATCAACGCCATCAATCGAATCAGAGATGTGGTCAAAGAATCCACGGAATGTTTCGCCAAACTTCTGGCCCACAACGCTGAAATCAAGCTTATTGATAGCGCCAACAAGGATCTCCGGCAGAACGGTGAACTTGTTTGCGATGATGCCACCGATGTTGGTGAAGTCAATCTCGCGTAGCGCACCGCCAATGCCGTCATCACCCGTCAGCGATTCAGCAACGGACGCACCGATGTTCTGGAAGTTAATCGTCTTGAGCGTCCAGTAGGTCGTGGTAAACAGTGCGTTGACCTTCTCGCCAATCTTAGTGCCGATGCCAGACCAGTTGATCTTGTCGATAATCTCATTGAACTTATCGCCAATGAGTGTACCCAGACCTTCCCAGTCCCCGGCCTCAACAGCCGCTTTGGCGTTCGTCACAAAGTCTTCAAGCCCAGCAAGAAACTCGGTTTGCTCCTCAAACATACCGTCATAGTCAGTGCCACCACCGCCACCACCGCCACTGTTCTGGCTCGGCAAACGGTTCAGTTCGTCAAACGGAGCAAGGTAGCGAAGCGCTTCTTTAGCCGCTCCACCAGCGCCGCCAGCCGCTTGCTCAAACTCTTGGGCTTTGCGAGTGGCTTTGTTCCAACTGGTAGCGCCACCAAGCAAAGCGAGAAGCTGATTGATGACATTGATAAGGGCCACAACCTTGTCGATAACAAAGTCGATTGCCGGAGCAAGTGCGCTAATCAGCGGAGCGATTGCCGCGCCAATGCTGTTTTTGAAGTAGGCAGAGGAAGTGGCAAGGCTGTCCATCGTCTGGGCAAAATTCTTGCCGTTGATGGTAGCCCCGCCTACCGCCTTAGACCAACCGTATAGGTTCTTTATGCCCTCGCTAAACGCTTGTGTGATTTGCTTGATGATGGCGCGGATGATTCGATAGCCAAGAATGCGCTTAAAGCCTCCGACAGTTCCCATCAAGCTTTTCGCAAAACTTGTTGCGCTCTTTGCCGCGCCCTTGAACGGAAACGCCATGAGTTGCCCAAACTTGCTTAATCCAGACCGCGCAAACCCGCCAACAGCAGAAGTCAGCCGTTGCCATGCGCTCACAGTTTCTTGAACAGGCTGAGTACCGCCTCGATTGACAGCATTCATGGCATCAGCAAACGCTCTCATAGCTCCACTTGCGGCTGTGAGATTTGAAAGATCCACTTGCCCAAGAACTTTAAGCGCGTTCGCTACATCCAAAAGTTGGTCTGGCTTTTCACCAAGCTTGACCATCGCTCTTGCAAACGAAGCCAAGTCCTTAGACATACCAGCCAAACCTTGGAGGTCTTCGCTAACCTTGGACAGTTCTTTAAGGGCATCAGTAGCGCCCTTTAAGTTGGTCTGGTTTAGTCCGTCCAGAGCTTTCTTGAGGCCGTTAAGTCCTTTGGAAAGCGTCTGAATATTAGTTGCGCTGGAAAGCGCATTGTTTAGCGCACCAAGCTTTTTAATGAGGTTGTCAATCGAACTGGATGCCGCGCCCGTACTGCCCCTTATCTGGAACTCAATCCCGTTTAGGGAGACATCAGGCATCGCTATCCACCTCACTTTTCTTAGAGTTAAGCTGTCTTTGCTTTGCCGCGAACGCCGCCACCTTTTCCTTGATACGCTCATAGCGCTCACGCTCTTCACGTTCACGCCGCGCTTGCCGCTCATGCTCAAAGAGATCATACGGCTCAGAGGAGTAGGGCTTTGGCTTGGACTTGCTAAACGCCTTGAGGTACGGAGCTAAGTCCGCAATCGCCTCATAGACATAGATGCCTTGCAACCACGCCATCCTGTTTTGCTCAGAGATGCGTAGCTCCTTGGCTTTCCGATAAGCCCTGTGTGCGCTCACTTCGCCGTCCCAATACTGCTCATAGGTCATGCCCATTGCCAGATAGTGCGGACAGGCGCGTTCAAAAACAGCCATTAACGACTTGGGAGGAGCGGCGTTCGTGCCGCCTACTCCTCCCATAAAGTCGGACTTTGAGCCGCCGTTTAGCTCAGAGTCCAGTTTGCGTTTCCCTCGTTCTCGTCATCATCGACAAGGGCATTGACCGCATCGGCATACATCTCAGCCAGCGCGGTGATGAAGCCGTTCTTGTCTTTGATCCACTCATAGATGCCCTCAGTCTGCTTGCGGGTGATGCCCCGGTGATGCCGCGCAAAGGCCCAGTAGACCAGTTTCGGGATCATCAGCGCGGGTTTGTCCCCAAGCTCATCGAGGATAAAGCCGTCCTCGTTGGCTTGTCCGGCAGTGCGGAGGGTGTACTCCAAAGTGTACTGCTTCTTCTCGAACTCAAACGTAATCTGCTTGCTCATTCTCTGTCTCCTTGTCGATGATTGTTGTTAGATCAAGTTCCCGCCACGAAGGTCATGTCGGTGCTGGGGACAACGTGAATCGTCATCTCGCGGGCCTCGTCAACGCCCTTGCCGACAATGCCGACCTTGACCATGCCGTCAAAAGTCCACGCGCCGTCAGAGCCGTAGGCAGACCAGTTGCCCTCAGAGCCAGTAGCGCCAAAGGCAAGCTTGAGGTGCTTGACAGTGCCGTCATCCAGCGCCTTGACAGCTTGGTAATCGGTCTGCGTGTAGTTAGCGGTGAAGGCCATATCGCCGCCGGAGTCACCAAGGCCGAAGATGTAGGTGTGGTTCGCGTTCTCAAGGCTGGTCACATCAATGGTGTTTACCTCGTTCAGAAAATCGGGGTAGTCCTTGATGGGGCAAATCTCAGTGTAGGTGAGAGTGCCAGAACCAGTACCATTGAGGAGGAAAGTCTTATAAGTGTTCATAGCCATAAGCCGTGTCTCTCCTTATCAGATAGTGTACATATTTTCGCCGTCAGTCTCCGCTCTGTATCGAGCGGTGTATCTGTAATACCCCGTGTCCGGCGAGGGGATCGGGGTCAGAGCGATGCGGGTGAAGTTCAGCGCAAAAAGCATCCTGTCAACAAAGTCCATGACCTCTTTGCACTTGCTCTTCTTGCCCGTCTGCAAGTTGGAATAAACATCAACTTGAAACATCACAGTGGCAAAGCGCTCTCTGCCGCTGTTATCCAGTTTGTTGGCGCTCATGTAGTTGTCCTGTTGGACGATGCCCACCACAAGCGGTTTGCCGGGAGTAGCAACAGGCTCGGAAGTCACAAAAATGTCCGGGTACTCGGCCTTGAGCGCAGTGGCGATGGGGCTATAGATTTTTGTTTCAATGTCAATCATTGATATAAATCGAATACCTCCTTAACCATCCGCTCAAGCTCTTGCTCAAGTTCCTTTACCGTTGTGTACATCGGCATATTCGGAGGATTACCGTGCGACTTTTTGCCGTGCGCGTAATACCACCCGTTCGGATCATTCCAGTGGCCTTTACCGGGATATGTACCCGGCCCCATGCCATGAGGTTCTGGATGCCCGAAGCCTATCAAGCCAGATCCAAACTCTATGAACAGAACCGCTTGCCCGTTAGCTATCACAGCGTAACCGCCATCGCGTTTTTCCATGCTGACACTCACATCGTTCGTGCCATCATATGTTACGTTGAAAAAGTGAACTCGCGCTTTCTCAAGCCCCATTTCGGCAAGCCGTCTGCACAGTTCATCAGTCATTCGATTGAGGTTCTTTTGCGCGTCATCGAATCTGGCTCTGAGATATTCAATGTCTTTGTAGCTCAGATTGATCGTGTACTTCACGATTCACTCACGCCCACTTCATCAATGGCAATAACCACTTGGTTTACTGTGCGGGAAATGTTGACCACTCGATAATCAAAAGGCTCTGTGTCGGGATCTCGTTCAATCCAAAACACAGTCTCTTCGGAAAACGGAGTCTCCAGATCCTCGGTCACAATCGTGCGCATGGTGGAGCTACCAATGCCAAACAAGTTGATATCAGCTTGGCCTCTGCCGCCAGAAACGTTCATCAGCGCCTTAACGGGTTGCGTGTAAGTAACGGTATGTTCACCAGTGTACTCGCCGTCATCGTTGACTACATCGGTTTCACCGCTATAAAACGCATAGGCAACAGGCCGTCTGTTTCGCCGGACTACTCTCAATTCACAGCACCTACTCTCGCGTACGGAAGCACTTTGTTGTGGATGTAGTCGAGCATATCAGAGTAGCGGAAGTCGCGGTGAACTCCGTTTTCGATGGACAGCCCTTGACCTTCCGCGCCAGACTGCGTGAAGCCAACAAGCACGGCATACACTTGGATGCCCTCATACTTGCTCGGTACTTCGGTCACGCTATCGGGAACGCCGCCGACAAGGTGGTACATCCACGCAAGGATCTCGTTCTTCGCCATCAGCAGATAGGTGTTAAGGAGATCATCGCTCGGCATATAGCCAGTGCCATCGTCAAGGAGCGTCCGCACCGTTACCAGTTTTTGCGCGTCAGTCATTCAATCACACCTTTTCGGAGGGGAGAGGGGAATTAGCCCTCTCCCTTTTCTTTCTTGCCCTTTTTGGGCTTCTCTTCCTTTGGCTCTTCCGGGAGGATGCCTACCGTCATAGAGCCATCGGGGTTAATGCGGATCGCCATTAAGTACCAGAGGGGGCATTCACATAGATGCCGTTGGTCTTCTGGTGCTTGACCCACGCGCCATGGTACTGACGGAAGTCATACATCCAAGCCTGTGCCTCCTGCACAACTTCGGGGGAGAAGATGCGGGGATTAGCCAGCTTCACGGCCTGCATGATGGCAGACGGGTGAACGATCATGAAGTTGATGGTCTGACCAGTCGTGGTGTAGCCGCCAGCGCCGTCATGAGCAGTGGGGGCGGCGAGAGTCACAGTGGTGTTGAAACGACCAGAGGGAACGGTGATGACACGCATATCGTTGTACATCTCGACATTGTAGTCGATGCCGTTCTCACCGTTCATGGTGTAGCGGGTGATGCCGCCCTTGAGGTTGCGGTACATGGTGGGGTTGACGAACAGGATGCGGCCCTCGTAGGGGACTTCGGCATCGTCCAGCTTCTCAACGCCAAGATCGATAGCCGCAACAGCAGCCGCACCAGTGGCGATAGTCTCGGTGGTCTTCATGCCAGCCGCAGCGCCAGAAGCGTAGGTAGCGAAACGCACCGCGTCAGTCTCAGGAACAACCTTGGTGCGCATGAACTCGCCAGCCAGAGTGCCAAAGGCCATGCCCATGCTCTCGGCGTTGTCGATGCGGTCAACGAGGAACTGCCGACCGCGATCCCACTGAGGCTCATAGGCCCTCCATTGGGCGGTCACATCGCCGCGCACGAAACCATCGTTGCGGGAGTAGTTGCCGAGGCCGACCATGTCGGTTTCAAACAGATAGAAGGTATGATACTCAGGGGACCAGCGAACTCTGTCCTGCGCGGTATCGAGAATAGCGGTCTTAGATTCAGCCT